AGGGCGCCTACGATCTTCGGACTGTAGATGCACACGGGCTTAAGCACAGGTCTAAGGATGGTGCGACCGCCACGTGCACGTCCCGAGGACGCAGTCCACGGGACACTGACGGGTCGTCTGGCGGATGCCAGGCGACCGTACGTGGGTCGATGGTGAACGATAGGGAGATTGTGGTGGCTACTGCCGAGCAGTTGTGGACGAAGGATCCTGTGACGGGTGTCGAGAGGATGCCTGCGTTGCAGGCGGAGTTTCTTGAGTGGCTGGTGTCGTTGGAGGGTGACAAGGGCACGGTCGAGGAGTGGTGTGCCGAGCATGGGGTGTCGACGAGGTCGACGCGTCGGTGGAAGCAGGACCCGCGGTTTCGGAAAGAGTGGGAGAAGGCTGCTGATGACGACATGCTTGGGCCGTCGTTTTTGCAGCCCATCATTCAGAACATGTGGAAGCGTGCGACGGATCCGTCTGCTCGTGATGCGGTGAAGGCGGCGGAGACGTTGTTCAAGATCAATCAGTCGATCAGGCCGCCTGTGAAGCGGATCGAGATTACGGCTGAGGAGCAGTTTGCTGAGTTGTCGGATGCGGAGTTGGCCGCGTTTTTGGATCAGCAGGCGTGAGTCAGGCGCTGGATCTGGCGCGGAGGGAAGCGGCGTGGCGGCGCGGGAAACGGGATCCGCATTGGTTGGCGGAGGATGCGTGGTTCATTCAGCATCCTGGCGGGACTCGTTTGTTTGAGTTGCGTGAGGCGCAGCGGGAGGCGTTGTCGCGGTGGGTTGCTGGCGAGAATTCGGTGACGTTGAAGGCCCGTCAGATCGGGTGGTCGACGTTGGTCGGGTTCTTTGTGTGGTGGTTGGCGTATTTTGAACCTGAGACGAAGATTCTGATTCTTTCGAAGGGTGAGCGTGAGGCGACGGAGCTGCTCGACAAGGTGACGTTCGGGTTGGACAGGTTGCCGAAGTGGTTGCAGTCTCGTGGCCCGCAGGTGACGCAGCGGACGATGTCGAAGGTCAGGTTTTCGAACGGGTCCGAGATTCAGTCGTTGCCTTCGGGCAACAACCCTGCCCGCGGGTTCACGGGTCGTGCCGTGATTTGTGACGAGTTCGGGTTTTTGGAGAATTCGGAGCAGGCGTGGGCGTCGATTGAGCCTGTGACGGATGTGGGCGGCCAGTTGATTGTGTTGTCGACGGCGAATGGTGTTGGCAACAAGTTTCATGATTTGTGGGTGCGTGCCCAGGCGTCGGGGTCTGTGTTCACGCCCATGTTCTTTGGGTGGCAGGCGGTTCCTGAGCGCGACGATGACTGGTATGCGCAGAAGGCGTTTGATTTGCCTGAGTGGCAGTTGCATCAGGAGTATCCTGGGTCGCCGCATGAGGCGTTCATCAAGTCTGGGCGGATGGTGTTCCAGTCGGATGTGTTGGCGTTGTATGAGAAGGGTGTGGCGCCGCCTGATTGGGTCGGGAATTTGGAGGGGCCTGGGGCGGAGTTGCCGAACACGTTTGATTGGGTGGGCAACAAGCAAGGGTTTGTGCATGTGTGGGAACGTCCGAAGGATCGGACGACGTATGTGGTGGGGGCGGATGTCGCTGAGGGGTTGGGGCATGGAGATTTTTCGTCGGCGCATGTGATCAAGGTGTCGTCTGGTGAGGTTGTGGCGACGTGGCATGGCCACATTTCGGCGGAGTTGTTTGCGTTGGAGCTGTACCGTTTGGGGACGTGGTACAACTCGGCGCTCATATTCCCTGAGGTCAATAATCATGGGTTGACGACGGTGACCGAGCTGCGCCGTTTGGGCTATCAGCATGTGTGGCGGCGCCGTCAGGTCAATTCGATGACGAACAAGATGGGTGTCGAGTACGGCTGGAAAACGACTCGTGTGACAAAGCCGTTGTTGATCGATGATTTGTCGAAGTTTCTGCGTGACCACAAAGACGAGTTGCCTGTGAAATGTACGCACACGGTGGGCGAGTTGTTGACGTTTGTGCGTAACGAGCGTGGTTTGATGGGCGGGTCGCCGCACGATGATCGTGTGATTTCGTTGGCGTTGGCGGTGCAGGCGTTGGGGTACGCGCATCAGCCCGAGTATCAGGACAAGGTCGAGTACGCGGAGTGGACGTTGGGCTGGTATGAGACGGAGCTGCGGGTGTGGGAAGACGAGCAGGCCGAGGACGAAGCCTGGGTGATCTGAACGCTCAGAGATGCGCAGCATCTCTTTGCTGAACGCTGTCCCGTGTCACTGTAGGAACGTTCCAATTCCTTTTTGAAGGGTGAAGACAATGAGTGGTGCAGACAAGCTGAGCTACGATTCGACTGGTGCTGGCGAGATGGTCAAGTCGCATGCGGGCGAGATCATGGGCGGCTGGACCCGTCAGGGTTACGGCACGGAGCTGCCCGCATCTGGCGGCGGTGTCGACATGGTTGGCAACACGGGCGGCAACGCCGAGGGCGGCCCGCTGCCTTCCGCTGGTGGTTCTGCTGGCGGGTTTGCCCGTCCTGGCGGCCATCAGGACGCCTCTGGCGACAGGGTCTGATCGTGGACCGCATGGAAGGTGTCGAGGAGTATCCCGCTCTGGCGGCTGTAGCTGCACAAGCGGATCCTGGTACTCAGACTGGTCCGCAGTACGGAGTCGAGACAGGTCCGCCTGTGTCGGCTTCGGATTGGACGCGGCCTCAGGGGCGTTACATGCGGTTCATGGACATGGACGACATGTGATGTCTCCCGAAGATCAGGCGGAGCCTGAGTCTTCGGCAGTCGAAGACGAGTGGGACGTGGAGACGTGGGCAGACAACGACGAGGTCGTTGTCTGCTCAGTCGATTCGTACGAGATTTGTGAAAGCTGCCAGTGATGCAATGCGATGCACCCAAAGGCGACAGACAGGCTTGGAAGCCTGTCCGAGTCGACGGCAAGATCCGACACGAACGGGTTCCTTGTGACCCCGAGTCGCAGTGGGTGTGTTTCTATCACAAGACGCACAGGCTGCAGCGGAACATGGCCGAGGGGCATCTACAGCAGTTGACTGGTGGCCGCAGGTTTCTGGCTGCGAACAAGGATGGGTACACGCAGCGCGAGTTGGGTGACGAAATGTTTGCTGCGGCGAAGTCTGAGGGCCGCGAGTTGCAGAGGATGTCGAGGACCTGATGGCTACGGTGTTTCAGTCTCGGCAGCGGCGTAAGACGCAGAAGACGCGTCTTGACGGGTATCAGGAGGAGTTGCTGCGGTCGCGGCGTTGGCGTGACAACGTCGGTTATGACGATGTGTGGCGTGAGCAGATCGGCCTGTATCGGGGCGACACGATCTTTCCGCAGGGGACGTCGTCTGAGGATCGGATTTCGGTCAACATCGCGTTTTCGACGTTGAATGTGATCTTTCCGTCGGTGTCGGTGACGAACCCGAAGTTGTTGGTGTTGCCTACGAAGCCTGATACTGAGGATCGGGCGGTGTTTGTTGAGGCGATCCTGAACTATTACTGGGAGCATTACAAGTTTCATGAGCCGTTTCGTCGGGCGGTGAAGGACTTTCTGACGGTTGGTCATGGCTGGTGCAAGGTGATGTGGAACTTCTCCGAAGTTGATCGGGAGTTGACGGAAGACGAGTTTCAGCAGGCGTTTGCTCGGATCGTTGAGGAGCAGTTGACGGATCCTGAGGTGGAGCAGTTGTCTGATGAGGAGATCGCTCAGGGCTTGTTGGACAATGCGGGGACTGTGACTCGTGATCAGCCTGTGGTGCAGCGGGTGTCGCCTTTCGACATGTTTGTGAATCCTGAGGCGACGGACATGGACGATGCGCGTTGGGTGTGTCAGCGGATCGTTCGTCGTATCGATGAGATCAAGGGCGACAAGAACTATTCGAAGTCTGCCCGTGAGCGGGTGCAGGCTGGGTTGCAGTTGCGTGGCGAATCTGATGACAGGTACGACCATGAGGATGTTGATCCTGAGTTGGCTGAGGTGTGGGAGTTCTACGACCTTGTCGATGAGACGATGTGTGTGTTTGCTCCTGGCGCGGAGGAGTATCTGATCAAGCCGCGGCCTTTGCCGTTTGCGTTCGGGCATCCGTTTGTGATGATCCGCAACTATGACGTGCCTGAGGAGTTCTATCCGATCGGGGATTTGGAGCAGATCGCGCCGTTGGTGAAAGAGTTGTCGAAGACTCGTTCGGAGATGATGAATCATCGGGCGAAGTATGCCCGCAAGTATTTGGCCCGTAAGCGGGCGATTGCCCGCGGCGATATCGACAAGATCACGTCGCGTAAGGACGGGCAGGTGGTGTTTGTTGAGGATGACAACACGCCTTTGAACGATGTGATCATCCCGATCCCTCAGGTCGGGATGGATCCTGGCTTGTACAACTGGTCGGCGCAGATCGAGGACGACATCAACGAGGTGTCGGGTGTGTCGGAGTATGCGCGTGGTGCTGCTCCGTCGATTCGGCGTACGGCGACTGAGGCGTCGTTGATTCAGGATGCGACGAACGCGAGGTCTGCGGACAAGCTGGCTCGTGTGGAGGATTTCATTTCTCGTATCGCTCAGCGGCTGTTGCAGGTGACGCAGCAGTTTTTGACTGCTGAGTCTGTGGCTCGTGTGGTGGGCCGTGATGGTGCGGCGATTTGGGTTCCTTACAACCGTTCTGACATTGAGGGCGAGTTTGATTTCAGGGTTGAGGCTGGTTCGACGCAGCCGAACAACGAGTCGTTTCGGCGTCAGCAGGCGTTGGCGTTGGCGCAGGTTTCGATTCCGTTTGTGGAGTTGGGGATCGTGAACCCTGAGCAGTTGTACCGTCATCTGTTGAAGGACGGGTTCGGGGTTGCGAACCCTGAGAAGTTTCTGGCGGCGCAGCAGCAGCAGCAGCCGCAGGCGCAGCCTGGCGGTGAGGGGCAGCCTGGGGCTGCTGGCGCTGACGCTCCGCAGCCGTCTTCGACGGCGCGTGCTGATGCTGGTGTTGCCGATGAGCTACAGCCGTCGGTTGGCGATTTCTAACAAGGAAGTGTGAGTGCAATGGCTACA